CATTCTGTTTCCTTATGTGTTAATCTGCTTGTACGTCGGGGCTGCCTGTGTTTATTTTGGCACCACATGCAGCAGTAGCCCCGACGGTAATTATTTTCTTGCCGTCTGTCGATACATCTGATACAATTGACGTCAATGATGTTGTTCCGTGTCCTCGTATCGGGCATCTGTGTTGGTCACCCTCGACGGCAATTTGCAATCCATTTGCGGTTGATGTACCAGTAGCAGTAATAATCTCCCCGCCGTGATCTGATCCATCTCCCAACCGTGCAACCGCTGGCATGTTATCTTGCCAATACGATTGAAGAAGTTGCCTGCTCGTATTGTGCCTGCAATGCTTTTGCCGGTTCGGCTGAAATGACCGGCTTTGGAATAGTAACTGCCTTGTCTGGATCAGCCATCATCAGAAATGGCGCAAATCGTAGGCCCTGTTCGGTACCGACCATACACAGTGGCTTTTCTACCTTAATATAGTCCGCCGTTTCCTCGATTACGCGAGCAACAAACTCCTCGCCGGTGCCCACTTTAAATAAGCCGATATACGGTGTTTCTTTTGGTTTCGTTAATAGCATTAAAAATCATCCCATCCATCAACCGCTTCACTGCGGCTGTATTCTGTTACCTTAGTCTCAAAAAAGTTCTCACGTTTCTCTGAATTTAGATATTCGTAAGGATTTTTTGTATACCCCTTATAAACTATACCTAACCCGAGTAGCTTAGACCGCTGATTGGTTAGATATCTCACATATCCCTCGGTACTTTCTTGCGAAATTCCTAAAATTCGGTCGCCGTAAATTTCTTTACCCCACTCTATTTCTTGTTCAGCAGCTTGCATAATGTTATCTAGCAGGATTTGTCTATCTTCTGGTAGATTTATATCAAACAGTTCTCTGATTATGCTTGCATACATATTAACGTGGGTAACTTCATCGTTCTCAATGTATTTGATCATTTTAGCAACATTAGCCACCTTATTGCGAGCTGCCAACTGATAGAAAAACTGGAATCCATTATAAAAATAGATACCTTCTAACGCGAAGTCAGCAGCAATTGCCACTTTGAAGTTCTGTAATGTCTTCTCATCATTGAATTTTTGGTATTGCCCGGCAATATATTTATTACGAGTCAATAGCAGTGGATTATTTCTCCAATGATTATAAATTTCCTCACGTTCTACGTTAGGAAATAGTTCTTGCAATAGATATTGATATGATTGCGAGTGAATTAGCTCTTGAAACGCCTGAATTGTAAATAGACCGGCAACCTCTGGTGCAGATATGTATGCCGTTAGGTTTGGCAAATTTGATACCTGCATACTGTCAAGTGCAATGAGGAATGAAAGCGTATTCTTAAATGCCTCCATTTCATCTTTTGTTAACTCCTTAATAGTAACCTTGTCGTCAACCAGTGATACTTTTTCGGGAATCCAAAAATTATTCACCATAATCTTATACAGTTTTGGTGCCCATTGGTACTTAACACTATTCAAATTAAGTATGCCGGTAGCAGCACCATTAATTAGCTGTCGTGATGTCTGTGAATCGTCACCATTCTCATCAAATATTTTCTTTTGTGTTAGTTCAGTCATAGTTTATCCAGCGCAAGCCTGGCAATCCTCCTCAGGTTTTTGTGCGTCAATTGTCGCATTTTTCTTTATAGTACGAATATAGTAAATTGCCTTAACATCATTTGCGTGTGCATAATGGATGGCATCGTATAAGTCTTTAGCATTAAAATCATCTTTGCGTTGGTCAAATATTAACTCCATCGAACACCCGGTGTCAATGAACTTCTGCAATTCAGCAACCACGTCAATAATCTCTTTGGCGGTGTGTTTCGGGAATGTCTTAGCATATGCAATCGGGTTTTCCTTTAGAAACTTAGCAACCACTACCATTCTACCATTCTTATTGTCATCAGAGAAGAATGAATCGTACACGGGCAAAACACTTGCGCTTGAATCCATATAAATGGATGTGCTGGTGTTCGGTGCAGGACTTGTTAGTTGGCTGTTTCGTAAACCGTGTTGGTCAATCATATCCTGCAAGTGAGCCCAGTCGTACTTCCCTGATGCCCACTTTGAAAATTCACGAACTCTATTACCATTTTTCCATTCAGAATGCTCAAATGCATCAAAGGAACCAAATCTCTTAGCTAGCTCTACGCTTGCAAGTACGGCGTGATACTCAACGCATTCGGCAATTTCCCTAATATAATCCAAATCACGAAAGTTTAGATACTCTCGAGCAAGGTGATCGTGTAATCCTTGCAGTCCAATGCCAATAGTTCTGTATCGATTGTTATGGCCGGCGGTGATCTTATCGGGTGCGTTTGTTAGACTAATACCGTAGTCAAGAACTCGTGTAGTTAGTGCAGAAATTTTTCCCAGTTCCTTAAAATCTTTGATATTGCCAAGCACAATGGACGCAAGATTACATACGTGCCCCAATTCGTCCGGTTTTACATTAGAGAACGACTCTGTACATAGGTTTACACACGGTATACCCACGTGTCCATTGATGTCCCCCTTGTTTGGATTATGTTGATTGATCGTGTCGGTGAAGGAAATGTACGGCAAACCAGTTTCAAACTGAGCACGCATGATAATTTTCATTAACTCACGAGCATTGTCAAATTTACGTATGGTTTGAAGTTTGCCCGCCTCAGCAGCAGCTTCAATTTTCAGATACGCTTCGGTAAAGGCGGAACCATGCAGTCCGCGAACATCAATGCCTAGCTTTTTCTTAACTTCAAACGGGGAGAATGTAGTCCACGGCTGTTTATTTTTGTCACGTTCCATAAAAATATCTGGAACCGTGACTTGCGGGAACACATCGTATGCCTTCATTCTAGGATCGCCGTGCTCTGTCTGCATATCTAGGAAGTCTAGAATGTCATTATGCCAGATTGGCAATGCAATGGTGCCGGCGCCGGCCCGCTTGCCTCCCTGATTGACTGCAACAAGGGTATCATTTAGGATTTTAATCCACTGCACAACAGTACCGGCAGCATTCTCGTATCCATTTACATCATCACCCTTGGCTCGCAAATATCCGAGAAACACGCCAAGGCCACCACCATTCTTGGAGATTAACGCCACTCGCTTGATATTGTCAAAAATACTATCAATATCGTCCTCAACTGCAATAATGAAGCACGATGCTACGTTACCGCCTTTCCTTAGATTTGATAAGAACGGCGTCGCTAGTGAAATCTTACGCTGGGATAGTGCGTTGTATACTTCCTTGACAAACTTAACTCGTGTTTCCTTAGGTTCAAACTGGCCAAATCGCATCGCATTTACTGCATGCATGTGCTGGTTAAGTTCAAATTTCCCTAGGTACTTTTTCTTGGCGGTTATTAGACTAGCATAACTATAATCCAAATCGCGATTCATTTTTACAGCAGACCCAATGTCCTCTAAATCGGCATCCGTGTAAAAATCCAATAGGTCAGCAGAGTAGTGACCCTTTTCGACGTTAAAATGTACGACCTCTTTGAATGACTTTCCTCTTAGTGGAAAGTTTGCCCACTCGTCCATTGCAAGAGCGCGCCCGGCAACATTGACCCAATCCGGGGCAATTGGAGTAGCTAGTTGTATTGCGTGTTGAATGACATTTAGCTGTATATCTCGAGTCTTGATTCCGGGTTTTAAGAATTGATTAAATTTGGACTCTAGTTCTAATGGATTGACATCTTGCCCCTCCGAAGCCATTTGTATGGATTTTTTAATCTTAGAAACATCGTATGGTACTTTAGTCCCGTCGCGCTTCTCTACTAAGATTTCTTTTGCCGCCATATTATTCCTTTATGTTATTTTTTTTACTTGTGATTTGGTGTATATCTGCAACACCTTAAAATCTTTCTCGATGTCCGGATACATACTTATCTCGTTTGGATAGTAGTTTACTACATATTGATTATCCACAACAGGGATCATAAAAATCTCGTCGCCGTCGTCAATTAAGTGCAATTCAACATTAATATCATCCGTCAACAGGCATAATGTATAAAATGCCAGTAGACTTATTGAACTTGTGCAAAAAGAGTTAAAATATATAATCTCCCACGGTGTTGGCCACTCTAGAGGACTGTAATAGTCTACCGAACGTGATCCATAGGGTATTGGCGCACAAAAATTAGCCACCCGTGTGAGTTGTTCTA